CTTCTCAATTGAGGGTTACTTTGCTGATAAGTTAGAAATGTCTTTAGAGCAACAAAAGAAAAATGAAATTATTGAACAACTTAAAAACCTACTTAATGAGCAAATTTAAAACACCAAGCAAGGCAAGTCCAAGAGCAGGTAGCAAAAGAGGCTGCCTATGTGAAGACGAAACATACTCAACCAAATGTTGTGATGGCAGTTTACAAGCACAAGGCATCGGTAAAACTGCTGAAGTTAACGAGCCTGCCGCTACTCAAACTGAGGTTAACGGAGTAAGGACTATCGTACGTCAAAACGGATAACTACAAAGCAAGTTTGCGTTGATGTTCAACGACCTTGTTATTCTTACTGATATTATCAAAAGCCCACAACGGCTGAAAATTTGTATAGTGATTTAATTCTAAAGCCATTTCGTAAGAGGTGGCTTTACTTATTGGGTATATATGGTCTAAGTGCCATTTTCCGTAGTTATTCCAACTCATACCATCTTTGAATTGACGCTCAATATATTCTTTAAAGAAATCCCATTCGCACCCAAGTATCTGCTCACTTTTACTACCTTTCTTATAGCCTGAATTGCGTAGGGATTGTGATATTAACAATCTTGCAGTTGTAATAAATCTATAAACATCATCAGTTTGGATTTTCTCTTTTATCCATTTTGTTGTTCTTTTATTAATACATTTCTTGCAATCAACTCTAAAAGTATCAAATTTATAAAGTCTGTAATCGACATACTCATTACAAACCTTACAAAAGTATTTTGGGACGTGACGCTTTACTGCGGTTAGAATACATCTATTGTGGTAGTTATTTAATTTGCCATATTGCTTAACGTATTTATTTTTATAATGTAAATAATACGGCTTAATATCATTGGCATTAAAAAACTCATTTGGTTTTTCTTTTATTGTCTCTAATAATGTTTCTTGCTTGGTAAATACTATTGATGCACACAATCCGTATGTATGTATAAATTTATTTACAATCTCATCCTTTGGCTTGTATTGACCTACCTTTTTTCTCGTGCGTTTCATACTCAAATATATTAAAAATAAAACAAAGGTACAAGCTGATGGTTCTTTCTATGTATACAATAACTAAATAAAAGTATGAATACTACAAAATCAGTTTACAATCGTTTGTTCTCAGAGGACAAAGTTGAGTTAGGAAAACACGAAGTAGAGTTAGCAAGCGCTACTGACTTACCAAAATTGTATGGCAATGCGGTTTCTATGAATAAAGATATTTACGGAGACACTTTTAGAAAAGTAGATGCATTAAAAGCGGTTTTGAATAAAAAAGAAGATGACGCTTTAAAAATGATTAGTGATGTTGATGGAGCAATGATTGATTTTGCTAAAAAAGCAAAAGAGTTAGGTATTGACCCAAAATCAGCTACGTTGTATGCAGATGCAAAAAAAGAATTAGACGACTTATATAAAGGAGTAAAATTAGTACAAACATTCCTTAAAGGCTTAAATCCTTAACTAAAAACAAATGAACGAAAAATCAATCTTAAACAAAGTCCGCACACTTTTAGGTTTAGAAGTGAAGTTGGAAACTATGCTCCTTTCTGATGGAGTCTCTATGCTTGAAGCAGATGCTTTTGAAGCAGGTCAACCTGTATTTATCCTAACGGAAGATGAACAACGTATCCCACTTCCTATCGGAGAGTATGAGCTTGAGGATATGCGTATCCTTGTAGTTATCGAAGAAGGTGTAATCGCTGATGTTCGTGAAGCTGCAGAACCTGAAGTTGAAGTAGAAGTAGAAGCTCCTGCCGTAGAGGAAGAAGTTGAAGCTGCTACCGAGACTGCTCCACAAGCTAAAAAAATCGTTGAGTCTATCGTTAAAGAGTCTTTCTTCAGCGAAATCGAAGCACTTAAAAAAGAGAACGAAGAATTGAAAGCACAACTCAATTTATCTACTGAAGTTGCAGAAGAAGTTGCACCTGTAGAATTAAGCGAAGAGCCTAAGCCGATTTCTTTCAATCCTGAAAACACACAAGCTACTGATGTATTCAAGTTCGCTTCTAAAAGAAACGCAACTACAATGGATAGCGTATTATCAAGAATTTCTAACATTAAATAACTAAAAAACAAAAAAAAATGAGTACAACTTTCACATCCGTATCTAACGATGTTTTGCGCCAAGTAGGTGTAGTTGAAACATTGACAGGTGCAACAACTTTAACTGCTGAGGATAGCGGTAAAGTATTTGTTCTTAACGCTGCCGCAGGCGCACAAATCACACTTCCTGCCGTTGCTGATGCTGCTGGTCAAAACTATCGTTTTATCGTAGGTGCATTATTCGCAACTACTGCATGGACTATTAAAGCTGCTTCAAACAAAATTCAAGGTGGTGTAATTGTAAACAGTACACTTGTACCTGGAGCTGACGAAAACACAATCACTTTCTCTGCTTCTGCTGATACAATCGGTGACTTCGTACAATTAAACTGCGACGGTTCTAACTGGTATGTATTCGGTATGGGAACTTCTGCAGGTGCAATCACATTAACTGTAGTATAAACGAACTTAAATAATTAAATAAAATGGAAAAAATTAATCTTTCGACTACTCAAAGCATCAGCACAACATATGCAGGTGAGTTTGCAGGTAAGTACATCGCAGCAGCTTTATTGTCTGCTCCAACCCTTGACAAAGGCGGTATCACTATCATGCCTAACGTCAAATATAAGCAAGTAATCAAGCGTGTGGCTACAGATGACATCATCCGTAACGCATCATGCGACTTCGACCCTACAAGCACAATCACTTTAACTGAGCGCATCCTCCAACCTGAGTCTTTTCAAGTTAACTTACAATTGTGTAAAACTGACTTCCGTGCAGATTGGGATGCTATTCAAATGGGTTACTCTGCATTTGATACTCTTCCTAAATCTTTCGCTGACTTCCTTATCGCACACGCTGCTGAGAAAGTTGCTGCAGGTATGGAAACTTCAATCTGGAGAGGTGTTAACGCAACTGCAGGTCAGTTCGCAGGTATCATGACTCAGTTGACTACTGATGCTTCTTTGCCAGCTGCACAAGAGATTGCAGGTACTACAGTAGATGCTACAAACGTTATTGCTCAATTAGGTTCTATCGTTGATGCTTGTCCTGCTGCTATCTACGGAAAAGAAGACTTGACATTGTATGTATCAAACAACATCTATCGTGCTTATGTTCGTGCATTGGGTGGCTTCGCTGCTTCAGGTGTAGGTGCTAACGGTTACGAAAACAAAGGTACAAACCAAGTTCTTGGTGATTTATTCTTTGATGGTGTTCGTATTTTCATGGCTAACGGTCTTGCTAACAACACAGCATTGCTTGCTCAAAAATCTAACCTTTACTTTGCAACTGGTCTTTTGAATGACATGAACGAAGTTAAAGTATTAGACATGGGTGACCTTGATGGTTCGCAAAATGTTCGTGTAATCATGCGTTTTACTGCTGATGCTAAATACGGATTTGCTTCTGACGTTGTTACTTACGGTATCACAAACTCTGCTAACTAATCTTAGCTAAACTGAAATAATCGGGGAGGGGTTTTCGCTCCTCCCTTTTTTATAACATTTAAAACTTAAAAATATGTCTTGTGATTTAGCAAATGGTCGCTTAGAAGTATGTAAAGATGCCGTTGGTGGTATTGATGCAGTTTACTTTATTAACTACGGTGACTTTAACCCTGAAGTAGACGTTACTTATGTATCAGGTACTGACACCATTGATACTATCGCTAACGTAACTTCCCTATACAAATACGAACTCAAAGGAACAAACTCTTTTGAGCAAGTTGTAACCTCTTCCCGTGAGAACGGAACTACATTCGTTGAGCAAACTTTAACAATGACTTTGAAGAAGCAAGATGCTACTACACACAAGTCAGTTAAATTGCTTGCTTACGGACGTCCACAAATCGTAGTTCGCAACCGCAACAACCAATTCTTCTTGATGGGTTTTGAGCATGGTGCTGAGTTGACTACTGCAAACGTATCAAATGGTACTGCGATGGGTGACCTTAATGGATACACCTTGACTTTCGTAGCCACCGAGACTCTACTCGCCAATCTTCTTGACTGCACAAATGAGGCAGGTCTTACAGGTTCGTCAGGTGATGTCTTTGGTGCAACTACCACTATCGTTACTGCATAATCGTTTTCTTCATAGCGTGTGAGAAGGGTGGCTTTGGCTGCCCTTTTTGCATTTAAAACAAATCGTTATCATCTTAGTTACTTTAATATGATTGTACTAACAACATCTACATCAGCTCAGACGTTTTCGTTTATTCCGAGAGACACACCTACCTCAATGGTTTTGACTGATGACCAAACAAACGTACCTGCAACAATAGCTATCACATCGCAAACATCAGGCAGCTACGTCAACACAATCACCGCAGAATTTGATTTAATAGAAGGTCATTTTTATGACTTGGTATTGTACAAAAACACGGATATCGTTTACAAGGATAGAATATTTTGTACTGACCAAAACATCGTAACATTTTCCGTAAACAACGGAGAGTATACATCTAACACCACCACAAATACGTTCATAGTTTATGAGTAACAACGTACACGTCTTAAATCTATCGGCTTACACTACTCCCGTTATTCAGGAGAGCAAGCGTGATGCTTGGGTAGATTACGGAGAAGACAACAATTACTATTCTTTCCTATTGGATAGATACACGAACTCCACTACAAACAACGCAATCATCAACAATATTTCACGTTTGGTTTACGGACGTGGCTTATCTGCAGTAGATGCTTCTCGTAAGCCTAATGAGTACGCTCAAGCAATGGCTATGTTTTCAAAGGAATGTTTGCGTAAGATTGCGATTGATAGAAAGATGCTCGGTCAGTTCGCTATTCAAGTACACTACAACGATAAGCACGATAGAATTCTAAAGGCTTTTCATATGCCTGTTAATCTTCTTAGAGCTGAGAAGTGTAACAAAGACGGAGAAATCGAAGCCTATTATTACTCGGACGATTGGACTGATGTAAAGAAATACCCACCTACGAGAATACCTGCTTACGGCTATTCTAAAGACAAGATTGAAATTCTATTCTCAAAGCCTTACGCAGTAGGTATGAAGTATTACGCTTATCCTGACTATCAGGGAGCAGTTCCTTACGCACTTTTGGAAGAGGAGATAGCTGATTACTTAATCAACGAAGTTCAAAACGGATTTTCAGGAACTAAGGTTGTCAACTTCAACAATGGAGTTCCTACTGAAGAGCAGCAGTCTATCATCACAAATAAGGTCTTAGGAAAGTTGACAGGCTCTAAAGGTCAAAAAGTAATTGTAGCGTTCAATGACAATATGGACACAAAAACAACGGTAGACGATTTACCTTTGAATGATGCTCCTGAACACTACACATACTTATCAGAGGAGTGTATGCGTAAGATAATGCTTGGACACAACGTTACTTCACCTTTGCTTTTTGGTATTGCAGGCGCAAACGGATTTTCGTCTAACGCTGATGAATTGCAAAACTCGTTTATCTTATTTAACAATATGGTGATTAAGCCGCTTCAGGATGAAATACTTGAAGCCTTAGACACTATCTTATCATTTAACGGCATATCCCTCAACTTATTCTTTAAGACGCTTAAACCGCTTGAATTTACGGATTTGGAAAACGCTCAAAATTCTGAGCAGGTAGCAGAAGAAACAGGTACTGAACTAAGCAAACACGAACACGTTAGCGGAGACGTTGCAAAAGCATTGATTGAACTCGGAGAAGAGCCTAACGAAAATTGGCTTCTAATAGACGAATTCCCTGTTGACTATGACTTGGACGACTCAGAGAACGAAATGCTTTCTAAGGAGCTTAAAAAGAGCTTATTCTCGAAGTTAGTTGAGTTAGTAAGCACAGGTGATGCACGTCCTAACATCACAAGCAAGCAAGACAAAGTAATTGACGGAATTAAATTTATTACTCGCTATGTTTACGAAGGCAAGACGGGTGGTAAAAGCGGAAAAGCAAGAGACTTTTGTACTGAAATGATGGAGGCTAAAAAAGTGTACCGCAAAGAAGACATCCAAAGAATGAGCAACCAATCAGTCAACGCAGGTTTCGGTCCTAACGGAGCTGCCACTTATGATATTTGGTTGTACAAGGGAGGTCCTAATTGTTACCATAGATGGAACAAACAAGTGTATGCTACTTTTTCAGGTAAGGCATTAAACGTAGGCAGCAAAGAGTTAAAGCAGGTAGCAGTCCGCAAGGCAGAGAAGTTAGGCTACGTTGTAAAGAATGAGGCTTTGGTTTCTACTCGTCCTATTGACACACCAACAAGAGGTTACTTACCTAATAAAGATTAATAATGGCAACTGCACTACTCATAACACGAGACGATTTAGTTAGGTTTACTGCCGTTAATGGCAACGTAGACACGGACAAGTTTTTGCAATTTGTCAAAATCGCTCAAGACATTCACATTCAAAATTACTTAGGTACAAAGTTACTTGAGAAAGTTCAGGCGGATATTATCGCAGGTACGCTTTCAGGTAATTACGAAACGCTTGTAGAGACGTATGTAAAGCCTATGCTGATACATTGGTCAATGGTTGAATACTTACCTTTTGCGGCTTACACAATCGCTAACAAGGGAGTTTATAAGCACTCATCTGAGAACTCTGAAAACGTAGAGAAAAACGAAGTAGACTTCTTAATTGAAAAAGAAAGAAGCATTGCACAACACTACACGGAGCGTTTCATTGATTACATCTGCTTTAGAAACGACTTGTTTCCTGAGTACACGGCTAATTCAAACGGGGATATGTATCCTGATACTGCAAATAATTACACAGGTTGGTATATATGAAAACACGAACTAAGGTAGGAACATACAAACCAAAAGAAGAAAACATTGAGAAACTTCGTGTTTTTCTAACTAAACTTAACAAAGATGGCAAATAGCAACGGATGGGGAGACGGAGCGGCTAACAACTCAATAGGTTGGGGTCAAGGCGCAAACAATAACATCGGGTGGGGAGACTCACACGCTAAATCTTGGGCAGGTGCTACGGACATTGTAGGCATTGACTCTGCTTCAAGTGCCTACTTCACCGCAACAGGCATCACAGGCGCAACGCAACAAACTGCAATTGACAACTTAGTCAAAGGCTTGAAGGCTGACGGCTTATGGTCAAAGATGAAAGCGGTCTATCCTTTTGTTACTGATAACCGAAACTTATTAAGTTACACAGAGGACTTCAGTAATGCGTATTGGAGTAAATCAAATGTAAATGTAACTGCGAATGCAGCAATAGCACCTAATGGAACTTTAACTGCCGACTCTTTTAATGATGGTGCTGCAAATGATTATCACGTTGCTCAAGTTCAGCTTGGTACACTAACTGCAAATGCAACATTTACAGCATCAACTTCTTTAAAATATATTGATAGAAGATATGCTTATATAGCTTTTTATTTAAACCAAAGTCCTTATCCAAGTATAAACGTTACTGTAGATTTATTAAATAAATCAATTGTCAGTTCAGTTGGTGCAAGTGCTTCTATTATATTACAAGATAATAATTGGTTTAGAGTTTCTGTTACCGGTATTGTAGGTAATTATTCAACTAATTTATGGTATCAAGTAGCATTGTTAGATGATAGTTTAAATCCATCATATTTAGGAAGTGGCAAATCTATGTATGTTTGGGGCGCACAACTTGAAACGGGAGCACTAACAACCTACCAACCAATAGCGACTACACAACAAGCGTTTATCTCCTCTCAGTTCAAATACAACCTTGTCAATCCCGTAGACTCAGACGCTGCCTTTAGATTAGTATTCAACGGAGGATGGACGCATTCAAGTAATGGTGCTACTCCTAATGGAACTAATGGATATGCTGATACGAAGTTGAATGAGAATACTACATTAGCTTTGAATAATATACACCTAAGTCACTATTCAAGAACTAACAATACATTATCAGTTTGCGACATTGGTCTATTAGATACAAGTGTAACTATTGGAACTCACACAATAACACATTCAAGCGGAAATGCAGCAGTAAGAAATACAGATATTTCAACAGGTTTTACTGCTACCGCCTCAACTGCGGCAATGTTTATTAACACTCGTTCTTCTTCAACTCAAACCAAGTATTTCTATAATAATTCTTTATTCAGCACTATTGTAAGCGCAAGCGTTCAAAAGAGCAACTTAACTTATTTTCTTGGTGCAAGGAATAACAGTAATGCCGCCGCTTTATTTTCAAATAGACAGCTTGCCTTCTCAACTATCGGCGACGGCTTAACCGACACCGAAGCAGCTAACCTATACACCCGAGTGCAAGCATTCCAAAATTCGTTAAATAGAGCCGTGATATGATGAATTTGTGTTTGATATTCCAATTGTTATTGTTATCTTTGAGTATGGAAAATATAACTCAAAAAGAAGGTAGCTATTACAAGGTAATTGGCTATAGTCACACAAACAAGTATTACATTAAATACTATGATGCGGTATGTATTTGCGGTAAGAGTAAAAAATTGACTGCTCAAGAAGTAAAGAAAAATTTATCTTGTGGATGCAAAAATGAATATTCGCATAAAACTACACACGGAATGTCAAAAACATCTGAGTATAAATCTTGGATGTCAATGAAAGATAGATGCTTAAATCCAAATTCGCCATCATACGATTACTACGGCGGTAGAGGTATAAATATTTCTAAAGAATGGGTTAATAGTTTTGATAAATTTATTTTTGATATGGGTTTAAAAACTAACTCAAATTATACAATTGAAAGACTTGACGTTAATAAAGGATATAGCAAAGAAAATTGCATTTGGGCTACAAAAAAAGCTCAGGCTAACAATAGACGAAGCAACTATTTATTGACATACAAAGGAATTACTAAAACAAGGGCGGAATGGGCAAGCTCCATTGGAGTTAACATCAGAACATTGGCGAGTAGATGCAGAGCAAATAAACCAATAGAACAAATTTTAAAAGAGTATGATAACGTATAATACGAAAGATACAAGCGATATAGACATTACTACTTTAGTAGGTTTATTAACTCTTGAGCAAAAAGAATTAATTCACGGGCAATGGTATGCGCCTGACTCATTCTACAATGAAATTTTAGACCTTAACGATAATTGGATAATTTCAGTAGAGGAGATTGCAAACACTATAAACCCCGACACTGAGTGGGTGAAAGATTTGCCTTTGACTATTTACATTCCTAAACCTACTCCAAGTCCGTTTTAATGAGACATAAAGACGCAATCGGTTCAATGTACTTCGTGTTAGGTTACGCAACCTGCATTGCCCTAATATTTGAAGGCGAGCATCTATACCAAAAGTTCTTAGCTGCTACCTATGGGTTTTATCTAACGTGGCACATCGTAAATCAATATGAAAACTAAATCTCTTCTCCTTATTTCTATGGTGTCCGTGTTAGCACCCGTTAAACCGATGGTGTTAATGGCAGTCTTTACCATCATTCTTGATATGTGTTTCGGCATTTGGCGAAGTGTACGCAAAAACGGATGGGCATCAATTCGCTCCCGTAGGCTTTCAAATACGATTTCTAAGAGCCTTTTGTATAGTGGTGCGATAGTATTTATCTTTTTACTCGAAAAGTTCGTCCTGAGCGATTTATTGAGCTACTTTATTTCAGTTGACTTGGTAATGACAAAAGCATTTACTGCGTTCTGCGTTTTCACGGAGATTAAATCAATCAACGAAAGCTACTTCTCAGTAACAGGTATTAACGTTTGGGATAAATTCATTGCCTTTGTTAAGCGTAGCAAAGAGCAGGTTGAAGAATTGAAGTAACTCCACTCAGTTTTGACTGAGCGCCCCCGATGATACTGTTGTCGGGGTTATTTACTTAAGAGAAGTGTAAAACACTTAAAATGTCCATTAAAACGGACAAAAAACTTGACAATTGTACCATAAAATACAAGTTATGAAATTAGACATTTCGAAAATCAAGCAAGCACGTTTAAAAGAAACTCAGTTCTTTGCGGAGGAGGCAAACAAAACACAAATCTATCTTCATCATACTGCAGGAAGTGGCAACGCTGAGGCAGTTAGTCGCTATTGGAATGGCACAAGTGAACGAATAGCAACCGCATTTGTAGTTGGTCAGGATGGATTAATCGTTCAATGTTTTAGTTCTAAGCATTGGGCGTGGCATTTAGGTATTGACCAAAAAGAATTCAGCGCTCAGAAAGTACCTTACACAAACCTGAATAAAAGTTCGGTAGGTATTGAGGTCTGCAATTGGGGGTATTTAAAAGAAAAAGACGGCAAATTCTTCAACTATGTTGGCACTCGTGTACCTGAGTCAATGGTAACTACTTTAGATGCACCTTACAAGGGATTTAAACATTGGTACAAATACACGGATGCACAGATTGAAAGTACACGTCAACTGCTTGTTTACTTGTGTGAGACTTACGATATTCCTAAAGCGTACAGAGCTGAGATATTTGGAATAGACAAAGAAGCCTTTAAAAACACGAAAGGTATCTACACACACAACTCAGTTCGTAAGGACAAAAGCGATATTTATCCGTGTCCAAGAATGATTGCAATGCTCAAGAATTTAAGTTTATAACCTTAAAAAAATGAAAAAACTTATAACCTATAGCCTGATATTTTTGCTTTGTTCGTGTTCAGCTAACTACCACCTCCGTAAAGCAATCAAAAAAGGTTACTCCTGTGACACAATTGCAGATACAATTACCATCAGTTCGATAGACTCAATTCCTTACGTTTTAAGAGACTCAATTTATTGGGAGAAGGTATTAGTCCAAAAAGATACAATAGTGCGTTACAAGGCTTCTAAAGTGCCTAAAACACGCTTTGAGACCCGTATCGAATACAAATTAAAACGAGACACCTTGCGAATGATTGAAAAAGTAGAGGTTGTCAAGTGGAAAACTGAAAAGAATAAAAACAGGAAACCAAATCTTTGGTTGTTTATTATAGGCTTTGTTGCGGGATTTGCAGCCAAATACCTGATGAAGTTTGCTAAAACCACTTTATGAGAAAACAAAACCGCTATCGCCTGAAGAACGATGAAATAGAAATCATCGAACAATACAGAGCGATAAAAGAGGAGTCCAACGGAATGGGCTTAAACGATGCTGACGTAAAACACGGATGGCTCAAATCAAAGAAGGCTTCGCTTTTCTTTAAAAATCCAAACTACAAAGCTGAAGAGCAGCAGAACTACGAGCTTTTGCGTGCAGGTATATTAGATGAGATTAAGTATTACGCTCCAAAATATCCTACAATAACACGAAATCCATCAACTGACGGACATCTTTTAGTCATAGACCCTGCTGACATCCACATAGGTAAGCTCTGCGACGCTTTCGAGGTAGGAGAAGTATATAACAACCAAATTGCAGTACAACGTGTCTTAGAAGGCGTACAAGGCATTTTAGACAAAGCAAGCGGATTTCAGATTGACAAGATTTTATTTATAGGCGGCAACGATATTCTACACATTGATACTCCAAGACGCACTACAACCTCAGGAACACCACAGGACACGGACGGAATGTGGTACACTAATTTCTTAATCGCTAAAAAACTATATGTCGAAATTCTTGAAAAACTTATTGGGATTGCTGATGTTCATTTTACTTTCAATCCCTCAAATCACGATTATACACACGGCTTCTTTCTTGCTGATGTTATTCAGACTTGGTTTAAAGATTGCAAGAACATTACTTTTGACTGCTCTATTGCACATCGAAAAGGCTTCCAATACGGAAAGAACCTTATCGGCACGACTCACGGAGACGGAGCGAAACACCAAGACTTACCTTTACTAATGGCTACGGAGTTTCCTGTTGAGTGGTCAGAAACTAAACACCGCTATGTTTACACGCATCACGTTCATCACAAAACGTCTAAGGACTACATCGGAGTGACTGTAGAGTCTTTGCGCTCACCTTCAGGCACGGACTCGTGGCATCATCGTCAAGGGTATCAACATACCCCTAAAGCAGTCGAAGGCTTTATCCACCACAAAGAATTTGGACAAGTCGCACGTTTAGTTCACACATTTTAGTATATTTGCTAACCTAACCACTACTCCATAGCGTAAGAGCCTCCTTAATTGGGGGCTTTTTTATGTATAAATATTCCATCTTTTTATACATTAAGTGGCAAGAATTACCCGTTATTTTGTGTCAAAATGTAAGTATAGTAAAATAATTGTGAAAAAACTTTGCGCCTGAAAGCCTTGTAAAATAAAGAAAACTGAAAAAACTTTTAAAAAAATGCAACTTTTTTGTTTGTAATTACGAAAGAGTGTATATATTTGCATATAACAAAACACAAACGCTATGACAAAAGACGAAATTTTAGAACTCATCCGCAATGAAGAAGCGGAGCTTTACTTTCAGCTCTTAGAACTGAGAGAAATGTACGGTGTGAATGATAGAAGCACCAAGCACGCAGGTGCGCAATGGAATGCAATTACTACAATACTTGATAAAATTGAAGAAAATGAAAAAGCTGATAAATAAATACGGATGGTTGCTTCAGGACTTGAACCAAGACGAAAAGCAGATTTTAGGAAGTGCAGTTGTAATGGTGTTTGGTCTCGTGTTTTTAACATGGTTATCATTTACCGCAGTCAATCACAAGACTGCTCAAGTCACAGAAGATGTCACACAAGATGTCACACAAGAAAATTACGAATTACCTCAGTCTTATTACAAATACGCAAATCGAATCTATAATGAAAAATACGGAAAATAAATACTACTTTGAGGAGCTATCTCAGAACATTGGCTCGCAACTATTAGAGGTGGAATGCTACGACCTAAACACGGATGAAAAAGTAGCTACAATTGAACTAAAATACATTTACGATGAATACGACGACGAATGGAAAGTGGAGTCAAGCGAATTCCATACCAACCCAACTATCAAAGAAATCAGCGAGCTTGTTGACGAACTTAAATTTAGAGCAAGTGACGAATTTCACGAGTTCTGCTACGAGTGTTCAATGTACGAGGAGTTCAACGAAGATAAGTGGTTTATTTAACCGCCAACAAATGGAGCATTTTTGGACAAACTTTAATTACGATTTATACAACCGCATTTGCGAAATAAAATATTCAGAGCTATGAGATACTTTTGGAAAATGAAAGACGGACAACTAATAGACGTTGACCAAATGAGCGAGACGCACTTACGCAATTCGCTTAAAATGATGATTAGAAATAGTCAACGCAAGGAAGCACCTAAAAAGACTATTGGCAATATCGAAGCCAATTTCTTTGAGGCAGAAAATAACGAATACTTAGATGAAGAATTAGCAAATCAATTTTACGGAATATGAGATACAAACTAACATACAAAATCGGACTTGTTGTAATTCAGGAATGGATTCTCACTTCACAGTCTTTAGCCTATTGGAAGAAAATGGACTTGATTGAATCCGGAAGGTACAACGACGGCAAATTTATTGTTACACCTTTGGAATTTTGAATATGACACCTAAAGAAAAAGCAAAAGAATTGTATAATAAAATGCGTAGGGAGGAATATCATTTAGCAGCTAAGAGATGCGCATTGATTGCAGTCGAATTTGCAAGAGAATTTATTACAGGAGATTTAAGCGAGCAGTTTGACAAGTTTATTTACCTACAAGATATTAAAGAAGAAATTGAAAAGCTATGAACATAGAACAAGTAAAAGAATACATTGAGTCAGAAGGCTTAAATCAACGCAGCAGAGAGCAGTTCTACGTCTTCAGGAGGCATTACCTTTGTTACGCTTTGTATCGCACTCAGGAGCTAACTTTAAGCGAGATAGGAAAGATATTTAATAGAGACCATTCAACCGTGTTACATTCGATACGCAAACACGAAGAGTTAAAGAATGATAGATTGTACCAAAAGAAGATAGAAAGTTGCATACAACTGATGTCAGAGCCTTTGACGTTTAGTAGACAAAAACGGAACATCTTTGAAGACGTGGCAAAAGCTACAAACTACGAGAAGCTACGCAGGATTAGACGTTGGTTGAATGAGGGAAGATATGACCACCAAATCCCAAAAGAGCTACCAAGCAGAGAAAATTGGGAAAAGATAGGTTTACACATTAAGAATAGTTTTCCACAAGCTGAACAAAATCCGATGTAATTAGTTACTTTTGTAAGGGGAAGCAGACCCGAACTTAAAGACATTATTAGAACCTCATTTGGCGAGTAGTGCTGCTTCACGAAAACCGAATGGGGTTTTTTCATTTTAAAGCAGTAAAATGAGTGAAAGAAAAGCAGTAAAATTTTATAGGAGCTATTGGGAGGTAGCTATGCAGTTAAGCGACAAGGATAGGCTTGCGTTTTACGATGCGCTGATGTTACGTCAGTTTACAGGACAAGAGTCAACCTTAACAGGTATGGCTAACTTTGCCTACATTAGTCAAAAACATTCTATAGATGCTCAGGTTAAAGGCTTTGAGGACAAGACTAAGATACCTTTGCAAGGGGGTACGCAAGGGGGTACGAAAGTCCCTTTGGTACAAGTACAAGAGAAAGAAGAAGAGAAAGAAGAATACACTATAGATTATCAAGCGTTGCTTGACTTCGTGAATACTACTTTTGGACGTAAGATTAAAACTATCAACGACAAGGCTAAACGTAATTACAGGAAACTACTGAAAGACGGATACAAGAAAGAGGACATCTTAAACGCAATGAAGAACTGCAAGGAGAACCAATACCATAAGGATAACAACTATCAGTATTGCACTCCTGAGTTTTTTAGTAGAGCTGAGACTATAGATAAATATGCTGACCTGACAATTGTTAGCGAAAGTGATGGTATCTTAGCCCACCTAAATAAACATTGATATGCTACTCAAACACGGAGACTCACTTCAGTACCTACTTGACGTCAGGGATGGTAAGATAAAACAAGGTCTTGGACTTGACTGCTTTTTAGATGAGCATTTAAGATTTAAACCAAAGCAGCTAAACATTATACTTGGACACGATAACGTCGGAAAAACGTATTGGATAAATTGGTACTTCTTAACCTTAGCACTTAAACACAATCTAACGTTTTGCATTTGGTCAGGCGAAAACCAAAAAGGTCAAATCCTTAGAGATATGATACAAATGTACAGGGGTAAGCACTTCAGCAAACTTAGTCACTCTCAGATTAGCGGAGACCTTGCGTACTTGGAGCAGTTCTTTACGTTTATAGACAACTCCAAGCTATACAAACCTGATGAGATTTTAGGCTTGTTTAAAGAAAGCGGAGCTGATGTAGGATTGATAGACCCATTCACAGGACTTGACCGAGAGATGAGCTTTGCAGGTAATTACGAATTTATGAACCGAGCAAGGCAATTTGCCAATCAAACAGGAATGACAATCTACATTAACACGCACCCAAACTCAGAGAGCGGTAGAAGCGGTAATCTATACGCTGAAGGCGATTTAAAAGGACATCTGAAAGCACCTTTAAAAGACCACATTGAAGGCGGTAAGAGCTTTACAAACCGATGCGATGATATGTTAGTTATACACCGTTTGATTAAGCATCCTGAGCATAAATACAAAACTTGGATACAAGTTGAAAAAGTCAAGGATATGGAAACAGGTGGTAAGCACACGGCAATGTATTGCCCTGTTGTTTGCGACTTTAACAACGGCATCGGCTTTGCAATAAACGGAGTAGACCCTTTAGCACCGCATCGACCTAAAGAAGTGCAAAAGCAAATCCAAGACGGCATATTATCAACATCGGAGAAACTCCGTAATTTAGCAAATCAAAATCCTTTCTAATGGACTTAGGACTACAAAAAATCAAAACGAATGCAAACTTGTGGACTATTCAGCAAAGAATAAAAAACGCACGAGAGAACATCTTAAAAACAAGACCTGAAGCAACTGACTACATTAAAGGCGCAGAACAAAGCGAAGAGGAGTTATTAGAGGCTATCAGCTTTCTTACGAACCTGTACGAACACGCAGTCAGTTTGAGCCGAGAGAATACGATTTTAGCCAATCGAAACATTGAGCTGACACGTCAAAAACACGAACTTGAGCAACAAATTAAATTTAACAATATACACGAACAACTATGACAAAGACAAAAAAATTAGTAGCATTGACCGCCTTCCTTCCTGTGTTGGCAGACTTCATTGAGGATTTAAACGACCAATATGTCTTCAAGCAAACTTTGAAGCGCAAAGCAAACATCCTTGCAGCAGAAATTCAAAAGGTGGATAGAGAAATCCTACGAATAGACGGAGAGAACGCAGGTAAAATATTTGACGAGCAAATTCAGTTGCAGATTTTGTTTCGTCAATGGATTGAAGAAGTAATTGAATTAGACTAAAAAAACACGTTATGAAGATTTTAAACTTATATGCCTGCTTAGGAGGTAACCGATACAAATGGGATGAGGTAGTTGATAATTTAGAAGTAACTGCGGTAGAGCTTGACCCTGAAGCAGCACGTTTGTATCAAGAGCGATTTCCAAATGATACTGTAATTGTAGCAGATGCACACCAATACTTATTAGACCATTTCAAAGAGTTCGATTTTATATGGAGTTCACCACCTTGCCCAAGTCATTCAAAAGTCAGAATTACACAGAAAAATAGAGAAAATTTTAAATTTTTATATCCGGATTTAAAATTATACGAGGAAATAATTTTTTTGGATAATTTCTTTGATGGTAAATATGTTGTAGAAAATGTAACTCCATATTACGAACCATTAATATTAGGTCAAAAAAGAGGAAGACATTTGTATTGGACAAATTTTCAACTTCCAAATGATATTGGCGAAAGAAAATTAGAGGGTATTTTATGCCAAATGAAAGATGAAGTAAGTAAACTTTCTCAATTTCACGATTATAATTTTAGAAAATACAAAGGTGAACAATCTGTTGCAAAAATGGCTCGCAACTTGGTAGACTACGAAGCAGGAAAAACAATCCTTGAAACTGCATTAGGAATAATTAAAAAATCAAATACAAATCAGACGTCAATTTTCGATGAGATGTAAAAACTGCAAAGAGAAGTTTGAGCCTATCCGCTTCAATCAAAAATACTGCTTAAACAAAATGTGCGTTGATGCTTGGGTACAAGAAGCCAAAGTAAAGAATTGGCAGAAGAAGAAAAAAGCAATGCAGCAGGATTTAGAGACGGTTCAAGACCTTGTCAAGGCAGCTCAAATAGTTTTTAATAAGTTTATCAGGCTGCGAGATAAAGACGAACTCTGCATATCTTGTAAGCAAGTACCTAAGAAGGTCAACGCAGGGCATTTTTGGAATGCTAACAATCATTGGAATGTCCGTTTTGATGAGGATAATGTTCACGTCCAATGCGAGCGATGCAATAGCTACTTATCAGGCAACCTCATTGAGTACCGTCATCACCTGCTAACTAAAATTGGAGCAGAGAGATACAATCAGCTTGAAGCAAAAGCAAGGGTAACACGAAAATTTACCAAAGACGAACTAAAAGAATTGATAAAAAAATATAAAAAAAAGATTGCAGATATCAAATAATACTTATATTTGCATATAATTAAAAACAAACGCTATGAAGAATTTATTAAAATCGTTGGCTTCATTCCAACAAGAAGTGCCTGTAATTCACAAGGCAACACAAGGCTACGGCTATTCTTACGCTGACTTGCCTAAAATCTTTGAAGTAATCAATCCGCTGCTGAAAAAACACGGACTTGGATTCACTCAGACTCTACACACAAAGGAAGACGTTAACTACATTGCCACAATGGTATTCCACGTTGAGTCAGGCGAACACATCGAAAGCTCAATAGCTATTCCTTACGTTCAATTGAAAGGTATGAATGATTTTCAGTCCTTCGGTTCGGGTGTGACCTACTACCGCAGGTATGCCATTTCGGCTGCGCTTGCTTTAGTGACGGATAAAGATACCGATGGTGCAGGTGAGCAAGTTAAAACTGAGAAGAAACTGCCTGCCATTGACCAAAAGCGATTTGCAGCAGCAGTACAAGCCATAGCCAAAGGCGAATACACTCGTGAGAAGCTTGAAGCATCGTTTGCATTAACTGAAGGTCAAATTGATATGCTCAACGCACTATGAAAGCTCTCAAAATTCGGTGTTCTGCCATTGGTAAAATAATGGCAACACCTCGCTCTAAAAGCGAACTACTAAGCCAAACTGCTAAAACTTACATCCATGAACTCGTGCTACAAGAGAAATACGGCATCCGCAAGGAGTTTTCAAGCCGTTACACGGACAAAGGCAACGCAGTTGAAGATGAGTCTATCTCGTTAGTCAATGATGTCTTAGATGTCAAATTTATCTACAAGAATGAAGAGTATTTTGAGAACGATTATATCAAGGGAACACCTGACGTAAACACGGAGGATGTATTGCTTGACGTGAAAAGCTCTTGGGATGCTACTACTTTTCCGTTTTTTGACACCGAAATCCCTAACAAAGATTACTTCTATCAGCTTCAAGGGTATATGTGGCTAACTGGAAAGCAGCAGGCAATGCTTTGTTACTGCCTTGTTGACACACCTATCGAAATGGTAGAAGATGAAATCCGCAGAGCGCATTGGAAACTGCACAAGATTGACGAGGATTTAGATTTGCGTGAAGAGGTTGAAAGTAAGCATCAGTTTTCACACATACCAAAGAACCGCAGAGTCAAAGTGTTCTATGTACAAAAAGACGAAGCAGTCATTGAGCAGATAAAAGCTCGCATAGAAGACTGTAGATTGTATTACAATGCCTTAATCGAAATGCTATGAACCAAGAAGTAAAAGACCAAGTAGTTTTATCCGTGATGGCGAAGTACGCTGAACGCTCTGCAATAGGCATACGAAAATACGGAGTAACATTAGACCGAGAAGACCTGACTATTTATGATTGGATAAATCATGCTCAGGAGGAGGCTATGGATTTCACGTTGTACCTTGAGCGCATCCGTAAAGAAATTCAGTTAATAGAAATAAAAGGATTTAGCAACGGCTACCGAGAAGCGATTAAAAACGAAAGAGGCTGCAAATGTTCAGGGGTTGAGGCAGAATACAAATGCCATTGCTTTAATAAACAAAAGCTAAACAAAGACGAACAAAAAGAAAAGCTAATTGAGTTGATGAACATGGATAGTTACGATAAATCAGAATAAGATGAAAGTAACAATAGAATACGACAACGAGCAAGACGCAATCCAAGCGTTAAAAGCTGAGCGATGGCAGGGCGCATTGTGGAAACTTGACCAAGAGTTGCGAGGCATAGTGAAACACGGATACATTGGAAGCCGAGAAGCTACTGAATGCGAAGTAGAAGTCTACGACCAATGCCGTAAGATGCTACGTGAAGCAATGAACTATAACGAAATAACCTTTGACCTATGAGCCACAACCAAAACGAGCGCAACGAATACTGCGCAGCAATAGCAACAATGATAATGGTAACAGTTATCGCAATTATTTTAGTAATCAATTTAATTTTTAATTTATAATGGAAAACAAAACAAACACGGAGCAAAATTCTTGATAAGCCTCGTTTGTATTCTTGATGTAATGCTCAATCCAAAGCTCGTGTTTCTCGAATGCCCACACTTCAAAGCCTTCCATTGACAAAGGTACTTCAAGAGGTTCTGCTACCATCTCTCCGCTTCTTTGGTTGAGTGTGTACTTGTATCTTGGATTGTCTTTTACCCACGTCTTGTATTCTCTGAATAGACTTAGGAGTGTATCAGGGCTATCTATCTTTCGTGGTCTTCCTACTTTTGCCATTGGTGTCCGTGTTTAGTTAGGCTTCGTATGCTTGGTAAATCTTACGCATATTAAATACAATCTCTCTGAAGCAAGAAGCGCAAGAGGATGGCTCTAAACGTATCTTCATTACTCGTGAGTAGATTTCTCTTACTCTTGTTACTTCCGTTGGTTTGAATGTGTCTCTTTCAAGTATTCGTGTTTCCGTAAGCCAATTGTACTCATCTTCAGTTAGGCACTCAGGTTTGCGGTATGGAAACCACTCGTTGAGTTTCTGCTTGCGCTCTTCGCATCCGCAGTCCTCTCCTGCAATAAATTCAACAAGTTTCTTGATACCTGTAGCTTCAGT